GGCTTTCTTCTTGTCCATGACATTTCCTGCCTCTAAGCCCCAAAGAGTCCTGTATGAGGCTCCTATGCCCTCTGTGAAGGCACTAATGCCTGCCCTGTGAGTGTGACCACAAACCACAGACTTGCCGAACTTCTTAGCCAGCCCTAGAGCTGTGAGTCCAGCATTGGAGTTCATTGATCCTTCATCGCCATGGACTAAGACCCATCCCTTATGAAACTCGAATGGTCTTTTATGGAAGCGGATTCCGAGTCCAGCGAAGTCCATAAACTTTGCGTATTCCAGTTCTGGTAATCCGATGAGGCTAGGTGCGCGTAATAGTGTGTGGTATAGGCGGTCTGTGTGATTGCTTCGAGTGACATCTGTTGTGCCGAGTTCATAGAGAATATCCTGCGCAAGGCTTCTGTCAGCATCTAGCGTACCTTCCCACTCCAGAGCAGTACCCTGCGCCCAGCGCGACTGAGACTGCATGTCCAACTCGTCACCTGTGTTAAGGATGAGGTCAAACTTCTCCCGCTTTACTAACTTAATAAGATTCTTAACAGCTTGCTCATGGTGATATGGGATTTGTAAATCCGAGATAACCAAGTATCGGCGTTTAGTCATCATCCTCATCTTCGTAATCGCCGAACCTATTTGGATCGACTGGGTCTGGCAGAATCCATGCAGGATATGACTGTGTATCGGTAATCATAAATAGCGCAACACCTTCAGCGAAACCCGCTTTACGCAATGACTTCCAATACTCATGCAATCCGATGCAGTAAGCATCAAGTTTTGAGTAACCCTGTTCCTCTAGCTCTTTTGCTTTTCTTGCCATAGCAGAATGTTACCTGTCTAGTAAGATGTTGTAGATTTCATCAACTCGCGTGTTGAGTCTTTTAATCTCAGACAACAGATGGGTAATGACATAACCAGCAAGACCCCCAATGACACCAAGAGTCGCTAGATAGAAAGTAAAGAAATCCTGTTGCGTCACTTCTTGATTCCCATAGCAGGATCATTAGGCGATAGGTAGCGCAAGACTGGTGGAAGGATAGAAGCAATACCTGCTGCAATGAGAGCCTTAGGGTCTGTGACTCCAGCTGCTGCCATAGAGATAATTGCTACCAGAAAAGCTCTGCCCCAAGAACCTGCTGCTGTCTTTAGTTCATTCATTATTTTCCGCCTAACATAGGTATCTGAAAAAATTCACCCAGTAAGTCAGCTTCTTTCTTAAAGCTGACATGCATGTGGTGAAGGTGTTTGTTAGCCCCTGTGTAATTGCGCCATTTCCAGTTAAGGACGGGAGACGCAATCCTGCCGTTAAAAATAATGTACGAGATGCGCTTCTCTGCCTTAGACTTGCAACTGATTCGAAGTTGATCTGCAAGGTCTGGCATGATATGCGGTTTGACCCCTGCACCGAATAAGTCTGCGTCAATGTCAATGGCACGAACCCAGCCCTGCTCATCTGGATTATGATCAGACTTGCGAGCAGCGTGTCTGGTATCACCGACCCAACCATCCGATGCCCTATCACGATCTGGGAAGGAATCATCAATCTGTTCCCTTAATTGGATAGCAGACTTAGATAGTCTTGGCTTCATTAGCCAAGTAACAACTTTGCTTCATCGGCAGTAATGCCCAGTTTTGCAAGAAGGGCAGCTTTATCGGCTCCTGCCTTAGCATCTTGCTCTGCTTTCCAAGCATCATATTGAGCAAAGCCAGCTTCAAATTGTGCCTTAGTAATTGGCTCACACTCTAAAAACGTGATGCCTTCATAATCATCACCAACATTATACCAACCGCCCGTTGGAATGAGCATTTTTAACACTTGTCCACTTGTAGCCATTATGCACCAATTTCCATGAGAATTATTGAAGAAAAACCATTTTGACTGAAACCATAATCTTGTTGCACTGCCACATAAGCCGAATTTGCTAAACTGCAGAACGTTGTTTTGTATGTTGTTGCAGAAGTGGTTGAAGGTGAATCTAAATATGCAATAGGCATGTATGCAGCCATTTCTGCCGTACCTGAAACAAAAACATTTGCATCAAATCTTTGCAAAGTTGTTGCGCCGCGTACCAATCTTATAGAGGGCGTTTCATTAGGGTCTTTGTAAATGTTTTGAGAAACTAATACCAGTACCTTGCTTGTTGCCGCCGCTGGTGTGATAGTTGCTGATAAACCAGTGTCAGTGTAAGTGCTAGTAGAGTTATTGACTGTCGTTGAAGTGCTGCCCATAATGACCTGCAATACTTTGCCACCGCCACCAGCTGCTGGAGTTATCCAAGTAAAGTCCATGTTGGTGTTAGTTGTCTTAGATAAGACCTGACCTGTTGTGCCACCTTTAAGATCAAGCAGTGAAGCATCGATTGCATCGCCTAGAGTCTCAATGGCTACTGCGCCATCCTTGACCAAGTCAGTGCTGGTTGGCACTGCCCAACCAAAGTTAGGGGTTGTTGTTGCCATTAGTTTATTACTCCGATCGCTTTAGACCACTGTAGTGTAGCATTTACGCCACTCCAAAGGGTATTGGTTGGGATTACTGTCGCCCATGTTGGGGCAATAAGTGAGAAATCTGTAGGTGAGACATAGATAGTTGCATCCACATAGGTTGGTGTAGCTGCAAGTGAAATGCCCTCTACAAAGCCTGAGAAGTACCCCTCGAACATGTTGAAGGGTAGGTTCGTAATAACTACTGGCTCGCCAAAAAACAGATTGATAAGGTCGTCTAGTTGGGCAGATGGCATTGTGGGGTTATCGAGTCTAAAAGTAATCTGGTCAAGTTGTGTTCTAGGTGTTGAGCGCAAAGCTAAGTCTCGCTCCACGATATCCTCGACATCTGCAAGGTAACGGATGTTGGAATCGTAGCTCTTTTGATAGCGACCATAGGTACTAATTGAAGCATCATCTGTAGCTGAGTAGGTGCTGCCGTAGTCATTGCCATAGCGCACAATTTCACTATTGCGAATCTTGCCAATTTGTAGGATGGACTTAACGCTGGATGGGGTTGCGTAATTTGCGTCTAATTGAGTTGAGCCATTAGCTGCTAAATAGGTGCTTCTATGATCTGCGTCTGCATAGGCTATGCGCCCCTGCTTGTCCTCATACAGGAGACCTAGTGCGCTGTCTGCTATCTGTGTCACTAAGGTCTGTGTGTTGCGATCATCTGCACTCAGATTATCCATTTGATATAGGCCAGCATCGATTTCACCTAAGCCGACATTCTCAGCATTAGCCCATGTAGTTGTTGGGTCGTAATTAACCCACTGAAGGGCAGGTGCTACTTCTTGCCATTGATTGACTAGTAAATCCTCTAGGATAACAGAAATCTGCTCACCATCTAGGTCATGAGCTACTGCTGCTGTGTAAATGGCTTTAGGCAATTTAGCCAAAGCACCTACTGCAAGAATTGAACCAACAGTAACGAAGCCAGTTTCTTCTGGGCTTCTGACTGAGGTTCTAAAGTCTGAGACTGTGCCACCAAATACAGGCACATAGACACCAGCACTATCTTTAAGTTCTAGGGTTAAGGAATCGGTTACATCAATGTCAAAAAGAGCATTGGTTGAGTTGATAATGTCCATGCGAGCATAACCCGCTTGACATTGACGATCTATATCAATGCGCCCTGTAGTGACATTAACTGAGGTTACATTCGTATAAACAGTAGTGCCTACTGTAATGCGCCATTCTGGAAGCCATGTCATATTGGTAGAAGCAAACTCGATGTTCCACGCCCGACAGCTTGACGAATGACATCTTCTACAGCGCGGGCTATTGTTTCTGGGTCTCCAATACCTGTATTGACAGTTGTTGCAATGGTTACGCCCGCTGGTGAACCAGTAGTGGCAGCACTACCGCCTGTAGGTACTTGAGGCATTATTCCAGTAGCCCCACTTATTCCAGCAGATGCTGCTGCTTGAGCTGCGTATCTTGCGCCTGATAAAGCCTGTGCAAAAGATGCACCGCCTGCTAATCCAGCAGCTAAAGAGTTTTGTGCAATGGTGTTAGTCAATGCAATGGATTGACCATTGACTTCAATCAAAGCTCGCTTGACTGCGTCTAGTCCAGTTTCCCATGAAATAAACGGATTGCCCGCATCCATAGAATAAACCTCAGTAAGTAAAGTCTGAAGGCTTGTTACTTTAACTTGGGCAGCATCTAACATTTTTGTGTATTTATCTATCTGGTCAATGTTTTCTGTTTCGATAGCCTGCATAAGCTTGAGACGAATACGATCTTCTTCTGAAATCTTACCCTTAAGGGCTGCTTCAATCTGTATCTTCTGAAGGTCAAAGATTGCCTTGGCCTTAGCTAGTTTTAGTTGAGCTTGAGCTGCTCTAGTTTGTGCGTCGTTTAGTTTAGTTATTACTTTTTGATTTTTAAGATAACTGCCAGATTGAATTGGATTTTTACCCATAGCAAATTCTTCAATTCGTCTAGCTTTTGCACCAGCTTGATTTAATAAAGTTATGTAACTACCAAGAATCGGAATGGCTTGAACTATATTTGCCCCTGTTAATCCACCGACTCCAGGAATTTTTTGTATTGCAGCAGCCATAAGGCCAAATCCACGAATAACATCTGCTGTGTAAATTGCTAAGTTTTCCATGTCATCGGCTAAATTAGACACAGTGTCATCATCAGATAAAATTACCAAAGAATCTACAATGCCTTTGCCAATAATTTCTTTTACATTATTGCCAGCAATAGCCAACTTATTTAATTGTCCTGCATAACTTTCTGCTGCACTCGAAGCCTGACCAGCAAAAAGTTTAGCTAGTTTTTTCTGAATTACTTCAAAGGATGATGCAGTTAATTCTGCCTTACTAAGGCCTACACCTAATTTGCCAAGGGATGCATTATTGCCAAGATAAGCTTTTTGCAATCCTTGAGATACGGCAGTTAAATCTTTGCCAGTACCTGCTGAAATATCTAAGGCAAGACCTAGGAGGTTTTGTGCCTTTGTGATTGAGCCAGTGGCACGTAGCAATCGATCCATAGCGGGACGAAGTTGATCATCAACAACACCTGTTTGTTTTTCTAAACGACTTATTAAGTCATTAAGATAAAGTGAGGTATTGCCCGTTTCAAGTCCAAGATTTTTAAGAGTCACTCCCAGAGAACGAGCTGCATTATCATCTTCAAGAAATGCTTTAACAGAAGCTTTGCCAAATGCAACAACTGCGGTTGTTCCAAATACAACACCAAAAGTCTTGCCAAGACTTTTTACGTTTCTTGTTAATTTATCTGTGGCGGTTTCTGCTTGCTTAAAGGCTTTCTTGCCTGTAAATTCGGAGGCAATATCAATTTTTACTTGAGCCATGATTAACCTCTTACTGTTGTGCGTTGATTAAGTTTATTTTTAGAGTTCTCAATTGCTTTAAGTACGGCAGATAAAGCTTTACCATTATCTTCCTCATAAGCTCTATACAAACCACGGCCTTTGCGATTGCCTGTGCCTTTGACCTGAGAAGCAAATTTTCCATCTAGATTTTTTACAAAGATGGTATCTGGGTTCCTATTACCCGCAATTTCATAGATTGCTCCAGCTCTTGTCTTGTTAAACAATTGAGCCAACGAACGAAATCCTCTAGAGTTGGGCTTAGAAGGACTTGATTTCAATCCAACATTTGCTTTGACAATAGATGCAACATATTTAGGGAAAGTTGCAGTGCTAAAAGCCGATGAGCGAGAATTGATTGCATTTCCTGTTATACCCCAGTTTGACAATATTTGATTATCGTTGGGCATATAACCTCTAGCAACCTTGACCACGGGACGCATGGCTTGAGCCATTTCTTTTGTCAATGCTTTAGATAAATCAGGTGTAAATTCTCTCAAGGCTTTGCGAAGTTCAACCGCGCCCTTTACGTTTACTGGCATCGTTGATCTCCTTTGCTTCATCTTTAAGACCCTGCAACAAGGCTTGGAGCATTATTGGGTCTAACTCAAGTAACTGCTGTGGCGGGATTTGCAACCTTATGCTCAACCGAGCAATTAGGTAGGTGAAAGGCAAATCTCGCTTTATGCTAAAGGGTCTGAGTCTAATACCTCAACACTTTTAAGAGTGCCGATAAAAGTCTCTAACCTTGCATCTACTGGTTCACCTTGCCGTTTAACAACTTCATGAGCCAAAAAATACACTTGGGTCTGACGCTCTTCCTCACGAAAGGCCTTATGAAACCCCATGTTGTAGTGCTGTTCGAATAAATATTCAATTAAGGGCGTAATTTCCCCTTGCACTACTTTTCCATCTGCGAATGTAATTTTTAACTGTGCCATGATTTGCCCCTTTGTTTAGTTGTTTAGAATGAACCTGTGGTTGCTACTGTGATTGCTCCTGAGACCTGAAAAGTCAAAGACTGCATTCCTAGGCTTGCGACATCTCCCGCAATAGGAGTAATCGTATCAACCAAGATTAGCCCACTGTAAAATGGGTTAGCTGCTGATCCAGTAGATGATTTGTCTAGTGCGCACTTAAAGTATGCATTAGTAGCAAATAAAGTGTTGAGTGACTGCAATACAGCAGAAGCTGCATCATCGTTAATTAAATCAACAGTAATGCTGTTATTCTGCAATCCAGCCACATAACGATGACCTGTATCACCCATCGCTGTGGTCTCAATCTGATCTACTGAACGAGTCAATGTAAAGCTTGTTACATACGCGCTAAGATCGATTGAGGCAGGGTCTGTTGCTCCTACTTTGAATCCAACCTTATTTACGATTCCCTGTGCCATTGTTATTCCTCATCTTTCTTAGTGACTGGTTTTGGTGCTGTTGCAGTTTGACCGATTCGCACGAGCCATTCTGCGTTTGCTTTGTCGTTATCGGACATGATTAACTCCAACTTGTTAGAATTGATACGGACATCTCGCAACTGAGAAGGTCTCCCGAAGCAGCATTGAGAACGCTAGGTGCGCTTATTGCGCCTACATTATAGGTCAAAGAAGATGCAGCGAGTAGGTTAAACACTCTAACTACAAAATCTTCTATCCCATTAAGGTTGCCCTCGTTATCGAAAAGAGGGGTCGTAATGATTAGTCGAAAATTGGCAAAAGGACTAATAGAAATCTGAGAGTTATTATTTGGCGTTAAATACGGATCATCGGGTGAAACAATAACCGAATTAGCCAATACTGTGGCAGGCGGGAATGCAAAGGTCTGCCATTTTG